TCAACATTGGCGGGTATTTCTCCCGTTGCTTGAGCGATAGCCGCTGCCGCCTTGTCCGCTGCTGATGCAGTCTTTTTGTCGGATACTTCTTGTGCTTTTGCTTCGAGGGCGGGTTTCACGAAAGTTTCTTGAACTGTTGTCGTTCCCTCTCTGATGGCGTTCCAAGTGGCTCTAAGTTCAAACAGACGTTCTTTGTCTATATCGGCGATAGCCTTGATTCCGAGATATTGGCAAATCATGGCTTCTGTTACTCCCGCTTTAGCGAAGTTTGCCAAACAGTTCTTGCGTGATGTCTCAACGTCAATCGCCTGACCGAGTGCAACCTGTTTCACTTCATTAATGACACGTTTTGTAACGGCTTTCGGTATGACTGCCAAGACTGCGTTTCTGAAAGCGATTGAAGCGGCGGCGTTGCCTGTCACAACCTGCATATCGTCACTGTATGTTTTGCCCGTTTTCGTTGTTATCCGGCGGTCAACGGTCTTGCATACGGCGAAGTTTGTTTCAAGGTCATGGCAGACAGCCTGAGCCGTGATTTTACGCCCGTCATTCCCGATGATACGGGTCTGAACTCTCAGGTTTCCCCAAGCCCCTGCGATGATTTCTGCCATACGGATAGAAAGCCCCTCAATGGTGTTGTCATTCCCGTTAGCGTCCTTTCTCCTAAGAACATAGAAACAGTCTTCTGCCGTTTCCCTATCCATTGTTGCATAGGTTGCGATTTTGTTCAAGACTGTGTTCAGGTCACGGGGATATTGCTTCGCCGTGGCAATCTGAATGTCAATTTCTGACCGGGTAATTCCTGCAAGCATTTCAGCTTGTTTGATTTCAATAATGTCATTTTCCATAATGATGAAATTTGAAATGTTAATAAATGATTGATTTAAATTTTATGGGTTGCCAAATATGTTGTAGCCTGACTTTGAATTTCTTCTTCTGTCGGTATGCGCCGTTCAAGCATCCATTCTTCCAATTCTGACTTCTTGAAGTATAGTTTGCGGTTCTTCTTGAAGTACGGTATTTGCCGGTTACTTGTCAGGCGGTAAAGGTGTCCTTTACTCAATCCCGTGAACAGAATTGTTTCTTCAAAGTCAAGAACTGTTTTTGAACTGATAAGCGTCAACCGTGAAAGGTTGTCTATCTTTTCGCTGAGTTGTTCCAAAGTTATATCCATATTCAATCCTCCTGTATGTTGATTTCGGGGAGAAGCCCCTTTCTAAAGAGCCATTTGCCGCATAAAAGACAGCCTGCGAAACTTGCGAACGCTAAGGCTTTAATCAATATAAAATCGCCTAATGTCAGGTGTGCTTCGGGAGCTTCATCGCCTGCGATGAGTATGAACGAAACCATACCCCAAAGGCAGAGAACGGTCATGAATCCCCATTGAATAATTTTCTTTCTCATAATGACTTGCATTTTTCTATGTCAAACATTATCGCTTTCAGACCCGTTTCTATGATAGCTTGATATTTGCTCAGTAGTTTTTGAAGACGGGCGTTCTCTGAATTGATCGTCTTATTAGCCGTTTCAAGGGCTTTGATATACTGTTCATCAGATTGTCCGTTCCGGGAGACCGTTACCTCCGTGACATGTGGTTCAGGAAGAAGCCAATCAAGAAGTTCTGTTTCTTTGACTGTCACGGTTTTTGTGGTTTTTGCGGTTCCCGTTTTCACGGTCTCAGTGCTTTTCATCCTTTTTTCTGTTACAGTCCCGTTCTGAGACTGTGCCCGCCGTTCCCAATACGATTCGACGTACTTCTTGTTGTATTGGTATTTGGCTTTGTTCGCTTCTTTACTTGCCATTGTTCGCCTCCTGTGATTTTAGTTTCTTCTCAACACGGCGGCGAATCAGGTAAATAGTTCCTGCGCTGTGGATGTTGTATTTCTTCATCAGATGTTCCGTTACGAGTGTCTTGCTTTGTCCTTCAACGGAAATCAAAGCGTTGTACTCGTTGTAAATAGCCAAGTCACGGGCTTCACGCTCGGTTTGGCAAGGTGTCTTAAAAATCATTGTTTCCATATCGTCATTTATTTGAAATTGCTTTTCTGTATGTCACGTCTTCCATACTTCGGGATAATTGAAGAATGCGGAAAAGTTCTTCAAGGTCAATGTCCTTACTTTCGGAATTTGGCTTATCTATTGGGTCACAATCGAAAAGGTGATGTTTTTGAATAAAGGCTGAAAACAAGTCTTTCAAAAGGCGTTTTTTCTCTTTGTTGAACTGTCTTTTGTAAAAGGCTATCATATCAGAGATTTCGGCAAACTGTAGGTCTGTCAATTCGATATAAATCTGTTTCTTTGATGAATTGTAAGTCGAACCATTGAAAACTTCATTCTTGCTTCCGAGAACAGATGCGAGAACCTGAATGACCAGTCTCAGTTCTTCTTCTCCACGGTATTTTAATATTCGCCTTTTCTTTCCTTCATTCAGAAGGTCTTCAAGTGTCAACTCGTATTTGTTCAGTTGCGCTTCAAGCAGCCTGCGGGCGTTCTCTGCCTCTCCACCGTACCCCCGTTCTGCGAGGGCGAGAAGTTTTTTGAGTTTGTCCGTAATTCTTTCCATATCAAAAATTTACTTATCAGTTTATTCCGATTTTATTTATTATTTCGTATATTTGTCCGCATACAAAATTGTATGACGGTGCAAATATAAACAAAGTAATTATTTTGAAAGAACAAATCGAAATAAAATTTATAATTTAACAATAATTGTATTTATAGATGGAACATCTTAGGCGGTTGAAAAAAGTGATAAATTGGCTTATTTTCAAGGAAATAGCGGAAAATGAAAGGGCATTGGCTGAGACACTTGGATATACGAAATCCTCATTTTCTCAGGTTGTTACGGGAAAAGTGCCTCTTTCCGAGAAGTTTATGAAAAGAATTTGTTCCCTTGATGAAAATATAAACTTTGTTTGGCTTCAATCAGGCGAGGGGGAAATGTTCCTTTCTAATAATCTGAACAGTGAAGACAACGGGGTAACGGTTTCCAAAGATGTTTGGGAAATTATCAGGCAACAAGCGGAAAGCCTTTCAGCCCGTGACAAACAGATAGACGAATTGATGGAAATGTTGAAAGAGCAGATTCAGGAAAACAAAAAAATCAATGCCCACCGGGAAGAGAATGCAAACTCTGCCGTTGCCGTATAGGAGTGGTCGGTAAGAGTGTTTTCAAAATACCTAAATACTAAAGGACATGAACAGAAGACTTCAAGACATTATTAAATATAAGACCGGAGGGAGACAGACCGCTTTTGCCGCACTTTTGAACTGGTCTCCACAATACCTTTCAAAACTTCTGAAAGGTGTGGATTTTGGGTTGCAGCCCGTGGTCTCAATTATTGAGGCTTTGCCGGAGATAAACGCCCGGTGGTTCTTGACGGGACAGGGAGAAATGCTGAATGATAAGAAACAGGCTGATTTACGCCGTGAAGCACTTGAACACGTTTATCAGGTCATGGAACTTGAACGCTTCATCCCTGTGATGAACCCCGAGGAACTTCGTTTATTTGAACGTCAAGTCAGGAACGGGGAAAATGCCAATTTCAGCCCCGAAACGCTTCAATCATGGCGGGAACGTCTAAATATACGAGAAGAAGAAATAAATATGAAATTTGCCGCAGCAACGGCTAAATCAGAAGAATTATGCAAACAGAAGACAGCCAGAAGATAATACGCCGTTTCTTTGAAGCCCTGTATAGATTGAAAGATGATGGGAAGATAAGGGGCAAACAGACTTTTACCCGTGAATTTGACATTAATCGTTGGAATTTGAACAGTCTTGAAAAAGATATGTCAAGGGATATTTTTCAACCCGCTTGGCTTTCCTATCTTGTGCGGGAATACAAAGTTTCTCCCCGTTGGCTTCTGACAGGCGAGGGGGATTTTTACGAACAAAGAACAGGGGCTAAGCCATAAAGCCGCCCCGTTCTGCATTATTCTTCTTTGTCATCAGCACTAAAGATGTCAGGTATCATTGCAACCGCTTCTTGTTTCTTCTTGTCAAGAATCTTTGCATATATTTGCGTTGTTGAAAGTTCCTTATGCCCGAGAAGCTTCTGAACCGTGTAGATTTCAGCCCCGAGGTCAAGCATCAAGACGGCAAAGGTGTGGCGTCCGGAATGAAATGTAATGTCTTTTGTTATCCCTGCCCTAATCGTCCACATTCTTAATTCAGCCAGCATATAGGCACTGTATTTGAAACCGACAAAAACACGGTCATCAGGTTCACGGCGAACTCCCATGTACTGAATCGCCTGCGGGTTGATGTCAAGGTATTCTTGCCCGCCTGTTTTTTTCTGTTTGAAAATTATCCGGGTAAACTCGCCTTGTTGTTGGACTTCACGCCAACGGAGTTTCTCAATATCTGATTTGCGGAGACCTGTCAGGCAAGAGAACATGAACGCATTTTTCAAGGCTGGGTATTTGCAATGTGCCGCTGCCATAGCCTTGACTTCTTTCAGGGTCAGATAACTTCTTTCTGTTTCTGCCTGCTTGAACCCCTCAACACCCCGAAGCGGGTTATGCGGCATTATCCTGTCTTCAAATGCCTGATTGATGCAGGCTCTAAGTTTATTGAAGTAACTGACTTTGCTATTCTGTGAAAGCGGTTTTGTCACTTCTTCCGTTGTGACGATTTTACGTTTGTCCCGGCAACGGGCGGTTTTGTCAAGGTATTCACGGAAACCAATAATCCATTCAGGGGTCACTTCCTTGAAGGTTGTATTCGGTTTACAATATCGTTCAAGGTGTTTGAGACAACTATACCAATTACCCCAATTACCCCGGCTTTCAGGATTGCCATGACGTTTCTCGCACATTGCCCGGTAATAGTCAAGGAAATTTGTTTCAAGCTTGTAGGCGGCGTTAAAGCCGTACTCTCCGTTTTGAAGTTCAACAATCCGTTTGGCTTTTATAGCCTCGGCGAGTTGAAGCGTCTGCCGGTTCTTCTCTTTATCCTTTCTGTTTGTTTCAGGGATAAGATAGAGTTTCAAATATTCATAAGACCTGTTCCCGTTCAGGTAGATGTCGAGGTATAACGTGATATTCCCCGAAGCGGTCTTTCTTTGTCTGAGCCTTATAGGTTCTTTTGATTTTCCCATAATTTTTGTTGCTTTTGTTGCTGTTTTCGATACGAGCAACAAATTAACAACAAAAAAATAATAAAACGGGTATAATCAGAGAAAAAAATATATTGTCTTTTATTATATGTAAGATATTGATTGATTAGCTGTTATCTATCATTTATTACACCCGTTTTGTATGCCTTTTGTTTTCCGTTTTGTTTACTTCATTTTCCGATGCAAAAAT